ACCTCAAGAGATTGAGATAGACGACAATAAAGTTCTTTCATATATTGGAAAAAGATATAACAAAGAGATTAGCAATCTTGATGAGTTGTTTGAGCAAAGATCAAGCAATGAGGATTTAGACCCAGAGGTTGCTACTTATTTGAAATACAAAAAAGAAACTGGTCGTGGAATCGAGGACTTTATGCAGTTAAATAAAGACTATGATTCAATGGATCAGGATCAATTGCTATTTGAATATCGTAAAAATCAAGACAAATATCTTGATGCAGATGATATTAAATTTGATCTCGAAACTCAGTTTGGATATGATTCAGATTTTGATGATGAAAAAGAGATTAAGAAAAAGCAATTGGCTAAGAAAAAAGAACTCACAAAAGCTAAGGAATATTTCAACAGCTTAAAAGAACAGTATAAAGTTCCTCTTGAGTCAAGAGAATCTTTTGTTCCACAAGAAGAGAAAGAAAACTATGAAGCTTACAAGAGTTATAAACAAGCTGCGACTCAAGCGGAGGAAGAGCAAGCGAAAAGGTCAAAGTATTTTACTGATAAAACTTCTGAGTTATTCTCTGAAAAGTTCGAAGGTTTCGGATTTAATTTAGATGAGAATAAAAAATTAGTTTACAAACCAGCAGAATCAACTGACTTACTAAAAGATCAATCAAATCTACAGAACTTTGTATCAAAGTTTTTGAACGATGAAGGTTATCTAAAGGATGCTGAATCTTTCCATCGCGCTATTGCAGTGGCTTCGAACCCAGAGAAGTTTGCCAAGTTTTTCTATGAGAAAGGAATGGCAGATGCGGTTGACAATGTTGCCAAAGAGTCTAAAAATATAGATATGACTCGACAAGCAACACAAGTTACTCCAGCTCCAGGTTTCAAAGTTACATCTATAGATGATGATCGTGGCAACAGATTAGTAATTAGAAACAAAAACAAAAACTAAAAAAAATGGCTGGTACATTACAAGCGAGTCCTGGTGTTGCAATTTCACCTAGCTCGGTAAAGGCAACATTGCCTACAAACTACATCACTAACTTTGATTTCTTGAATCAGTATCTTCCTGATACTTATGAGAAAGAATTCGAGCGTTATGGAAACCGATCTATCGCATCTTTCTTGCGTATGGTTGGTGCTGAACTTCCTTCTAACTCTGACTTAATCAAATGGGCGGAGCAAGGTCGTTTACATACTAAATACACTTCAGTTGTAGCTGTTGGTGCTTCAGGTGGAGATGATGTTGTAACTTTTGATATTGGTTCTGCAACTTGTGTTTTCCGAGTTGGTCAAACTGTATTCCTTTCAAACAATGCATCTGCATCTTCTGCTTACAAAGGAATTGTAACTGAGTGTCCAGTATCTGGAGATGCTACTCGCTTCAAAGTTGCTTTCTACAACGCTGGTGGTATTGCAACTGCTGATACAGGTGCTACATTTACTGCATTCGTTTATGGTTCTGAGTTTAAAAAAGGATCTTTTGGAATGAGTGGTTCTTTGGAGGCTCAAGACAGCATTTTCGAAGTATCTCCTATCATTATCAAAGATAAATATGTTGTATCAGGATCTGATATGGCTCAAATCGGATGGGTTGAAGTAACTACTGAAAATGGTGCTACAGGTTACTTATGGTACTTGAAATCAGAGCATGAAACTCGTTTGCGTTTTGAAGATTATCTTGAAATGGCAATGGTAGAAGGAGTTGTTGCTGAAGCTGGATCAGGTGCTATTGCAGCAGGTGGTGATTTAGGTAACAAAGGAACTCAAGGTTTATTTAGTTCTATCGAATCAAGAGGAAATGTATGGGCTGGTGGTAATCCATCTGCTTTGTCTGACTTTGATACTATCGTACAACGTCTTGACAAACAAGGAGCTATCGCTGAAAATGCATTGTTCTTGAATCGTCAATTCTCTTTCGATATTGATGATATGTTGGCTGCTCAAAACTCTTACGGAGTTGGTGGAACATCTTACGGATTGTTTGATAACAGCGAGCAAATGGCTTTGAACTTAGGATTCTCTGGATTCCGTAGAGGTTATGAGTTCTACAAAACTGACTGGAAATATCTTAACGATGCTACTCTTCGTGGCGGTCTAGTTGGTGGAGCTGTTAACGGAGTATTAGTTCCTGCTGGTACAACTACAGTTTATGACCAAGTTCTTGGTAAAAACGCAAAACGTCCATTCTTACACGTTCGTTACCGAGCTTCTGAAGCTGAGAACAGACGTTACAAAACTTGGATGACTGGTTCTGCTGGTGGTGCTTCAACTAGCGATCTTGATGCAATGGAGGTTAACTTCTTGTCTGAAAGAGCTCTTTGTACACTTGGCGCAAACAACTTCTTTATCTTCAAAGGATAAGAATAAATACAGAGAGGGGCATCAGTGTCCCTCTCTATTTTTTTTAAAAATTTAAATTATATAAAATGGAAAAGTTACAAATTAAGAGAGTAAATCTCGACCCAAAAGACAGAACTTATATTCTGCGAAACAATCAATCACCTTTGTCTTATTATATAGCTTCAAAGGATACACCTAGACAGCGTTTGCTTTACTATTGTTCTGAAACAAATACAAATCATCCGCTTCGTTACGCTAGAAATTCAAACACTCCTTTTCAGGAAGAACAAGATCAAAATGTAATTGTTGAACCTATTGTTTTTGAGGATGGCGTTTTAACAGTTCCAAGAACAAATCCAGTATTACAACAATTTTTACATTATCATCCTGGCAATGGTAGCGAATTTTTTGAATTTGACAATGAGAAAGATGCTGAAGAAGATATTCAATCAATGTACTCTGAGCTTGATGCACAGTTGGCCGCTAGAGATTTGGCTGCAAATGACTTTAATACATTAGAGGCTGTTGCTCGTATTTTAGTTGGAGGTCAAGTTGATAAAATGAGTAGCTCTGAGATTAAAAGAGATATGATGATTTATGCAAAGAGATACCCACAAGATTTCTTGGAGGCAGTAAATGATCCATCATTAAAAATAAATAACATTGCTGCAAGAGCTTTATCAGATGGTTATTTAACATTAAAGAATCATGGTAAGGATTTATATTTCAATTTGAAAGAAAACAAGAAGAAATTACTTACAATTCCATTTGGTGACAATGCAACGTCTATTTTAGCTTCATATTTGCAGTCAGATGAGGGCATCGAACTATATCAATTCTTGGAAGATAAAATATCAAATAATTAGTATATTTGCAGTATTATTAATAACTAATTTTTTAAAAGATGGAAAAGTTTTTAAAGTTCCCTATTTCTGGTAGCACATTTCAATTGGTATCTATTACAGGAGTTGCTCTTGTTAGACAAGCATCTGCTACAACTACAACTATTGCTTATATTGCAGGCAATTCATCTGGTGATATTTTAACTATCACTCATGCATCAGTTTCTAACGATGATTTTAGAGATTTCGTTCAATCACAAATTGAAGCAGCTCTAAAGACATCTTGGACTAATCCTGTTTATTTGGTTAATCCTCCAGTTGCTGTTTCATCAATTGCACTTGCATAACAAACAATCAAACTAGAAAGGAAGAGGCACTTATTACAAGTGCCTTTTTTTATTTATCTTTGTAAGTATGATAAACGAAGTTAGAAATACAGTTCTGTCTATACTAGCAAAAGACAATCGTGGATACATTACTCCATTTGAGTTTAATCTTTATGCTAAACAAGCACAATTAGAGGTATTTGAACGATATATCTATCTATATAGCAATGCGATTATCAAACAAAATCAAAGAGCACATGGAGAAGGATATGCTGACGTGCCTAAAAAACTATCTGAAGTTCTAGATACATTTTATAAAGTAAGCTCACTTACATATACAGCACCACATTTTGCAGCACCAACAGATAGTTATTTTATTCAAAAGTTAGTTTTAAACAACAAAGAAATAGAGAAGGTAAGTCATCAGAAAGCACTTTATTTATTGGCATCAAATCTAACTGCACCATCTGTTGCTTATCCTGTTTATACATTGCAAGATGGTCCGTCTCCAACAAGGGCTAATTTTATGGTATATCCTGATACGATAACAGCAAATGTCAAAGCTCATTATTTAAGGTATCCAAAAGAACCTAAATGGACTTATGTGGCTTTAGGCCCTAACAACTCTGATCCATTATTTAATCCATCTGCTTTGGACTATCAAGATTTTGAATTACCAATGAGTGATTTCTCTGATTTAGTTGTTAAAATATTACAATATGCTGGCGTATCAATAAGAGAGCAAGAGGTTATAGCTGCTGCTAAAGCTGAGGAATTACAAGAAATACAACAAAAACAATAATAAATGGCATACATTACTAACTATCAATATTATACTAACAATGGTGTAATACCTGAAGATATAAATTGGGGTTCATATCAATATGTTAGCCTTGCTGATATAGTTAATAACTTCATGCTTATGTATGTTGGCAATGATAAGCTTGTCAACAATGTTGAGCGATATACTGTTTTGTTTCATGCAAAAAGAGCTATTCAAGAACTAAACTATGATGCATTAAGAAACATTAAAGTTCTTGAGTTGCATTTGGATGATAGTTTAAAAATGGTGTTGCCGCCAGACTATGTGAATTATGTTAGAATATCATTATTAAAAGAGGGTGTGCTATTTCAATTGACTGAAAACAGGACAATATTATCAGCTACAGCTTATTTACAAGATAATAACTATGATATAATTTTTGATTCAAATGGCGAGGTGGTTACAGGCACTTCAAAAGTTGATTTAATGAGATTGGAAAAACAACTATACACAGGACCAGGTCCTTATAATGGTTCGTATGGTTGGGCTTATAATGGCGACTGGTATTTTGGTTATTCTATAGGTGGGCGTTATGGTCTACAGACAGATACAGCAAATAGAAACCCTAAGTTTACTATAAACAAAGCGTCTGGTGTTATTGACTTTTCGACTGGAGTTGAGTACGGATATGTTGTTCTTGAATATATTTCAGATGGAATGGAAAATGGTGATGATTCTCTTATCACAATCAACAAATTAGCTGAAGAATATATTTATAATTATTTGAAATGGGCTGTTTTAAGTAACAAAACTGGGGTGCAAGAATACATTGTCAATAGAGTTCAAAGAGCAAAATCAGCATCATTAAGGAATACAAAAATACGTTTAAGCAACTTGCATCCAGCAAGACTACTTATGTCATTAAGGGGTCGTGATAAAATTATAAAATAATGGAGTTAAATAAGACTTTTATTGCAGGGAAGATGAATAAGGATCTTGATGAGAGACTTGTTCCTGACGGTGAATTTATTGATGCGTTAAACGTAACTATCGACACAACATCTGGATCTAATATAGGATCTGTAACAAACTCTCTTGGCAATACATTAGTTACAAATATTCAAGAATTAATTGAAGATGAAAGTCTTGTATATGAAGGATCAAATGCCAAAACGATTGGAGCTGTTACCTATGAGGCAGATAATTTGATATATTGGTTGGTTGCTAGTGATAATTTCGATGCAATATTTGAATATAGCGAATTAGCTCAATTTACTAGTATTGTGTTGCTTTGTAGTAAATTAACTCCTACTTCTTCAAGCATATTGAATTTTAGTAAAAACTACCCTGTAACTGGTATTAATTATATACCTGCATCTAGAGGAGATGGTCCATTTATTTATTGGACAGATGGATTAAATCCTCCAAGAAGAATAAACATATCTAGATGTAAAAGTTATGTTCTTGATGACAATAGAATAGTTTATGATATAGACGTTATATTAAGACCACCATTATATGCTCCTAAGATTGATTTAAGTTTTGATAATTCAATTCAAGCATCTAATAACATACAAGATAAATTTATTTATTTTTCATATCGTTTTAAATATAAAGACAATCAATATAGTTCATTAGCTCCATTTTCATCTGTAGCATTTCACGCTGAAAGATATTCTTATGATTACAATACTGGAGACAATAAAGGAATGTTTAATAGATACAATAAAGTTGATGTTACATTTGATACAGGAAACGAGTTTGTTGAAGAAATACAAGTATTATATTTTGATACATATAAGCTTAATGTTTATATAGTTGATAATTACAATAAAAGTGAATTAGGAATAAGTAATAATTCAAAATATCAAATACCTACATTTAGCGCAAGTAAAATATATACTCCATTAGAATCAAGTGAAGTAACGAGATTATTTGATAATGTTCCTTTATCTGCTAAAGCGCAAGAAATAATTGGAAATAGATTGGTATATGGTAATTATGTTCAATTTAGAGATATTGTTAATTCTGATGGAAATAAGATAATACCAAATTATACATTACAATTAAGATATGAAGGAGTGCCGTTAGGTTGGTATGGGTCTAAAACATTTAGGAGTGATAGAGATTATGAAATAGGAATTATATATCTAGATGAATATGGCAGAATGACTACTGCTTTAACTAGTAAAACAAATACTTTATATATACCTCCATCTAATTCAAGTACTGCTAATTCAATACAAGTTACTTTAAATAATGAGCCTCCAAATTGGGCTACAAATTATAGATTTGCTATTAAACAATCTCAAGGAGAATATTACAATATATTTCCTAGAATTATGGTAATTGATGGAGATTTTAGATATTTTTTAATTAATGAATCAGATAGAGATAAAATAACAATTGGTGGATATATTATATTTAAAACAGTTGCAAATTTACCTACTCATTATAATAAACAATTTAAAGTACTTGAACTTGAATATAGACAAGCTAGTTCCCCATTTACAATTGAAGGTTTATATTTTAAGATAAAAGTAGAAAGCAGTGATGCTTTTTTAAATAACACAGCATTAAATATAAACACATTTCAGTCAATTGGTAGAGGGCCTAGAACACACAATAATATATGTTGTATAAGTGATCCAGAAACGCCAAATGCATTAATAAATAAATTCAGTTATGTAAATACAACTCCTATATATTATTCAATATCGGGTGATACTACATTACCATTACCTAGTCCAGCTGTTTATGCTGAACCATACACAGGCACTGAATCTCAATCAGATAGAAGAATAGCTATAAAAATTGCATCTTCTACTCAATTTCAATATACGGATAATGTTGATTTGACAGGATGGTCTGCTTCAATAACAATACCATCTACACCTTATACATTAACAATAGCTGATACAAATTTAGTTCTTAATTTTGATACGGATGGTACAAATCCTAATATTCAATATACTGTTGGAGATATATTTATTTTTAATGTAAGAGGATATAATCCATCTGGCTTTACTGGTACTCCATACAATCCATCTAATAATTACGGATTGTGGTATAATGATGTCATAGATATAGATCCAGACCCCATAACAAATATTGTAAATTATGGAGGTCATGCTGTAGTAGATACTTATGGGCCTATTTATCCAGGAGCTACTATAGAAATAGAAATAATTGAAGATGGTCAACCTGGATCTGGTGATAGAAATTCATTTGTTTCTTTAACATCTACCAAATATTATCAAAATCTTGAAGAATGGTTTTGGAAAGATGGGGCTTATTTATCATTTGTTCAATGGAGTGATTTTACTAGTGGTACAGATATAGGTCCTGAGACTGTAATATTTAGAGAGGCTGTAAATTACGAAAATCAAACTATAACTCCACCATGTTCACCACC